TCAGCCAGCGTGGCGGAGCAAGGTAAGGAGGAACTGGAATGGTTCGCATTGAAGTTCGTGGCATCAACTGTCACGAGGATAATTTCGTGATTGTTGTCGAGGAGGCTAACGGCAAGGATGCCGCAACCCAGCTCGACAAAGCTCTCGGTCAGGTCAAGTGGGGCGACTACAGCCTTAAGGTACCGGCTGCGCCCGAGGCGTAGCGGGGCAAGATAATGGAATGATTCAGTCATTCAGGGGCAATGGTTGAAGGAGGGGTTCGATTCCCCTCCGCCTCACCGAATCAGAGATCGACCGGCCCTCTGGTTTGTACTTCAGTCCGGGATCACATAACGGCGAGCGAAACTGGCATCCCCCGTCAGCGTATGGCGCCACAATCTAGGGAGATCAAATGAACGACGCATGGGGTTACGACGACACCGAGACCACGCAGCCTGAGCACAACGATGGCCCGAAGGCTCTGCGTGAGGCTTACAAGGCTCAGAAGGCACAGAATGATGCGATCCTCGCAGAGCTCGCGGAGATCAAGCAGGAGCGTGCCAAGGAAAAGCTGTCGTCCGTCTTCAGCGAACTGGGCGTTCCGGGTGCAGCCGAGCTGTACCAGGGAGAGCCCGATCCGGAGAAGGCCCGCGCATGGGCCGAATCCATGCGAGCCACCTTCGGCTCTGGTGCCCAGGGAACCCCTGGCTCCGTTCCTCCGCCTGCGCCGATGCTCGATGCGTCGACTCAGCAGCAGTTCCAGCAGATGACTGAAGCCGGTCAGAGCGGTACTCCGCTCGGCAACTTCGAGGCTGCCGGTGCCGCTGTGTCGCAGGCATCAGACCTCAACGCCCTGATTGCCGCTATGAACCAGGCTAATCACCTGAACGGCTAGGGCCTTCCCTTAGGAGTGATTCATGGCTAACGCCTTTACTGGCACTGGAGCAATGGCTGCTCTTGTCCAGACCGCTTATGACCGCGCGCTTGAGTTCGCCCTGCGTGCACAGCCGATGTTCCGCCAGGTCGCCGACAAGCGACCTGTCCAGCAGGCGATGCCCGGTAGCTCGGTCGTCTTCAGCCTCTACCAGGACCTCGCTCAGCAGATTACTCCACTGAACGAGCTGGTTGACCCGGACGCCGTAGCGGCCGGTAACCCGACCACGGTCTCTGTGACCCTTCAGGAGTACGGTAACTCGATCCTGGTTTCTAACAAGCTGGACCTGTTTAGCTTCACCGACGTGACTGCCGGTCTCGTCAACCAGGTGGCGTGGAACCTGATCGACTCTGTTGACCTGATCGTTCAGAACGTCCTGGCTGCTGGTACTCAGACCATCCGGCGTGGCGGCGCCACCACTGGCGGTGTCGGCGGTACGATCGGCTACGGGTTCGGCACCACGCCGACCAACCCGGTCACCCTGAACCAGATTCAGCAGTTCGACTACTTCAGCTCGGACATGGCTCGACTGGCCCCGGTTCAGCTCCGGACCAACAAGACCCACCCGAACAAGGGTTCGCTGTACACCGCGTACATCCACCCGCAGGTCTCTTACGACCTGCGTCGGGAAACCGGTGCGGCTGCCTGGCGTGACCCGCACAACTACTCGGCGGCTGACAACATCTGGGCCGGTGAGATCGGCAGCTACGAGGGTGCTGCGTACATCGAGACTCCTCGCTGCCAGAACGTGCTGAACGCTGGCACGGTTCCTACTCGGGTGTACAACACCTACTTCACCGCCCAGCAGGCTCTTGCCGAGGCTGTGGCCGAGGACTTCCACACGGTCCGTGGTCCGGTCGTTGACAAGCTCACCCGCTTCCAGCCCCTCGGCTGGTACGGCGTTGCCGGTTGGTCGCTGTACCGCCCGGAGGCGCTGATCGTTGCTCAGTCCACCTCTTCGGCCCGCCCTGGCGCGTAACCACTTGCCTGGATCGGGGACTTTACTGATCTAGTAAAGTCCCCTTTCGGGGCAACTAAGAACTAGTTAGGAAATACATGCAGCACCTTCGAATTGGCTCGACCGTAAGCCTTCAGTATGTTGACTACAACTCCTCGGGTGGTTCCACTGGAACCTACGACACCGGGAAGGTAACCAACATGACTGACTCCTACATTGAGATCGCAACCGGCGATTCAGGTAGGGCTTACCCCTGGGCTAGCGTAAAGCGAATCTCTATCACCACCGACTAAACTCAGGAGGCCCCATGTCCGGGTTGGACAACACCAGCTACACGCTCCGCAAGACGTCGGTTGCTACCGCGCTTACCGACAATGACTCGATCCTGCTCTGCACTCCGACGGCTTCTTTCACGGTCACGCTGCCACTGGCAGACCCGGCCATGCCCGGCCAGGTCTTCTATGTCACCCAGTCCAACGTGGCTGGCAACCAGGTGACCCTTGCGGGCGCTGGAGCCAACACCATTGACGGTACGGCCACCCTGGTGGTCGGCCCGGTTGCCACCAAGGCTGCCATCAAGGTCGTCTCTGACGGCGCCAACTGGTTTACGTTCTAATCTCAGGAAGGATGGAGCCTCATGGCCACTTGGATCTTCACTACGCCAACCGTCAGGGAGGCTCCATTCGCGTGGAACGACTTGATGGTTCGCTATTCAATGAACCGAGGGGTGTCCGTGCAGGAGGTCAGTCCATGCAACTATGAAGTCGTGAGATATTACGCGTACACCGATGAGCTCGGAGCGGCCAACCTCCCGCAGAATCCCAACCAGGACACGGACTTCTGGCCCGCCCCATCGGCGGGCCTGAACTTCTTCAGGGGCGGATACGAACACATCGTCGACGATGCCACCAAGGCATGCCTGATCGCCTCTGGCGTTGCAGACGAATCGAACTTTCAATCAACCACGCCAGATACCGGCTTCGGCGAAGGCGGCTTTGGAGAAGGAGGCTTCGGGGAATGACTTACACCCCCATCCCGCAGGGCACGGAGAACTGGGATGTGCCCGTCAATGCCGCGTTTACCAGCCAGGACGCCAGGATCACCGAGCTGGAAGATACCGGCTCCATCAGTCCCGGAGTCTTTATCCCGCCAGGCTGGGGGCAGTTCTGGCGGCCCAAAAGGAACGCTTCGGCGTTCGCTACCTCAAGAATCATCGCAGCCGGTGACAGCCTCACCGAGGGCTATTACGCGTCCAATACGATTACCGATTCGTGGGCTGGCTTGATGCGCACCAACCTTCAGAACGCCTATGGCGATGGAGGCTCGGGCCTGTTCTCCACCTCCAGGACCGACGTGGTCTCTACCGCAACCGCCGGTGCGGTTGCTGCCTGGGAAGCCAACGGCTCCTTTGCCACCACCACGGGAGTCTGGACTCTTGGCCCTCAGTACTTCGGGCCTGGCGTTTCTTTCATGACCAGCTCGGCCGCTGCGACTGCGACCTTCAATGTCCGAGGCAGTCTGGTCAAGATCTACAACATTACCGGCTCCGCCCCAAGGGCGAACTTTACGTACTCCATCGATGGTGGCGCTCCGGTCGGCGTGACCGTGACTCCAGGCCCTACGGCCATTCAGACGACAACAGTAGGCAGCCTCAGCCCCGGCAACCATCAGGTTGTCATCGCCTGGAACGGAGCGCCCGCCGACGTTCTGTACCTGATTGGGGTGGCGGGGGAAAACAACACTGGCGTAATAGTCGACAATGCTGGCAGGGCTGGCATCACCTCTACCAACTGGTCTTCTTCGGTCCCCTTCGGGACCGCCTACAACGGCGGTCCGAGCCTGCCAGCAGATCTGGTCATTTGCTCCCTGGGGCTGAATGATGCGGCCCAGTCGATCGCTGACTCCACCTGGGTTCAGAACATGGGCACCTACCTGAACAACGTCAAGTCCGCCAATAACGGAGAGACCGACATCATTCTCGTCCTGATGCACGATGGGAACTTCACGAACCCCCAGATCTACGCGAACTACTCCAGTCGCATCAAGGACCTTGCGGAAAACTACAGCGCGGCCCTCGTGAATCTCTGGGCAATAGGCCGGAACTCCTGGGACTACTGGAATAGCTTCGGCTACTGGGGTAACGCCACCACTCCGGGCCCTTCCGGTACTGACAATGTGCACTTGTCCGACGCCGGTCATGCATACGTGTCGAGCATTATCACCCCCATTGTCATGTCCTAGGAGGACTGATGCCCTACACGGCCAAGCAGCGGGCGATGTTCAACGCCCGAGCCAAGAAGGATCCGAAGTTCAAGAAGCTGGCTGCTGAAGCCAACTCCATGCCCGTCAAGAAGGCCGCCAAGAAGGCGGCCACCAAGAAGAGGAGCAAGTAATGGCAGGCGCACCGAAGAAGAAGAAAGCTCCCCTCGGCTCCGGCAGTCGATTCGCTGCGGTAGCGAAGGCCGCTGGTGGCGGAGAGAAGGGCAAGAAGGTTGCTGCGGCCGTGGGTCGCAAGAAGTACGGCGAGAAGAAGATGGCTGCGATGGCCGCTAAGGGCCGGAAGCGGAGCAAGTAATGGACCTGTATAGGAATCCCGAGTTCGAGCCTCAGGATGAAAAGTACGAGAACCGCCAGACAGACACCCACGACTACCCGACAGAGATCGCGGGCCCTGGTGGCAAGACCACGAACATCGAGAACAACGAGCGAGGCATTCTGGACGCCGTAGTCTTCCGGGCTATCGGCACCGAGGTCTATGCGCCGCTCGGATCCGAACATGACGCTCACAAGGTGGGCATTTACACCACGAATAGCGCGGGAGATCGAGACTGATGGCAGTACAGAAGAAGACCGAGACTACCGCCGATGGTAGTCTTCTGAAGACTGGCGCACTGGTCAACCTGGTCTCGGGTGGCCGCACGCTTGAGAACTATGAGGTTCTTGCCATCGACGACAAGTTCATCAAGTTCCGTGGCAACGTTCAGGTCGCTCCGCAGACTGAGATTGTCCTGATCCCCCACGCGAAGATCGAAGCCCTGGGGTTGCGCAATGAACGATGACGAACGGTGCTTCATGTGCCGTCAGTACCTGACCATTTGCAGGTGCTGGTGATGGCAGGCAAATTCAAGAAAGGCGCCCGTTGTTCGGGCGCCTGTCAGACCAAGGATCATCGAACATTCGGTGAGTGCATGCGGGCCAAAAACCTGAAGCTCTCTCCGCAGATCAATGAGGCGTACGGCTCTTCCCAGAAGGCTTGGGACAAGGAGCTGGACAGCTATCAGTCCGCTGTCCGCCAGGGCGTTCAGCCCCGAGGTACCAAGCAGGCTCAGATCGACCACGCTATGAAGCAAAGCGACTCCAGTGGAGTTGCTTATCAGGCATAAGGAGATGGGATGCCAGAGCAGATAGTAGGAGCAGTCAACCCCGATGGAAGCTTGATCGGTACCGGCCCCATAAGCGGGACCGTTTCCGTCAGTAACTTCCCGGCAACTCAGCCAGTATCCGGAACCGTAACAACGGTTCCGTCAGGGACTCAGAACGTGAACGTAACGACCCCAACCTCACTCGCAACCTACGATGTCGCAAGCCCTAGTATCCTCAACTCATTCGTCTACAGCCAGGCCGAACAGACTGGCGTACTCGCGGCCAACACCTTCTTGTCCGTCTTCAATCCCGTCGGCTCCGGCAAGATCCTCGCCTTCGGCGGGGCGTTCATCAGCTCGTATGTAGTTGGCGACATCGCGGCAACGGTAGAGTCCATGCGAGGCTTCAGGGTTACGGCAGCATCCGCCGGGACGCTGATCACCAACTCCACCATCTGCCAGTTCGACAACACCAAGCCTGCCTCAATTGCAGAGGTTAGGGTCAACAACCCCACAGTCACCCTGGATGACGCAATCTTCAACTCCCCGCCATTCATTGGCGGAGCCAAGGGGTCCATCCCCATCGTGCACCAGGTTCCTGTACCTCCAGCCCTCGGCCCCTTCCTCTTCCGCCCCGGCGAGGGAATCGCCCTGCGAACCAATGCCGGAGACGTGGACACTCGATGGAACCTCTCAGTAGCTTGGAGTGAAATGTAATGATAGCCTTTTCGCCCAACCCCGGACATACCATATGCGGCAACCGGACCTCGGCCGGAACTATCATCACCATCCCCGCCGGTAGCACTTGGTGCGGAGACATCCAGATAGCCGCCTCCGTGACCGTAGGGGCGACCGGAACCCCCAGCGTCACCGTGTCTGGCGCAGGTGCTGAGCCTGCCGCTGGAGCCGTCCTCAGTCGCCTGAGCATTACGGGCCTGGCGCTGACTACGGTGACCGACAGCAACACCATTTCCGCCATTGTCGTAGCACCGGCAGGCAATGACGTCACGCTAGAGTTCGCTACCGGAGGCGCATCAAGCGCCTCCGTGGTCTGCAACGGATTCACTCTTTAAGGAGAGGCATGGCTGCTACATTCGATCTGATCGTGCAGCGGGTGAAGCAGCAGCTTCTTGGCTACACCCGAATCCAGGAGTCGGTATCC